TTTATTATTTTTAAAGAACTTATAAAAAATTACTGACCAATATGAAGTCCACATAAGGTAGGATAACGATTGAAGGAATTGTTCTACTGTCATTCCGTTACCTCCTCATCATCATTTTTCTCCTCATCATCGTTTTTGAAATATTCTCTAAGGATTTCCAAAGCGTACTTTTGACCGTTTTCTATGAATTTCAGGTATTCTTCATCTGATATTATCATTCTGTTACCTCCTTAATCTCAATCCCTTCACAATCAAACACCCAACCAAATCCATCTTGTTCTAATTCTTTGCGGGTGTGTTTTGTTTTATACCCATATTTTTCAATTTCTGATGCAAAACAATATGTTTTGGATGATGAAACTTTATTAAGATATTGACCATATCCATTTATTCCTTTCACCCTAACCGTATACTTTGGTTCTTTCTCGACCTCGTAGCCGAATTGGTGCATGTTGACGAGGGTTTGAAATGGTTTTGTGCCAGCGGTTAGAAACCACCTTTCAAACTCATTAAGTTTAGCGCCATCAAAAACCGATGGAATGTTATAGGCACATCGATACAAATTCGCTTCAAAAACATCCTTATTCTCTTCATACCAATCCGCCACAAACTGCGGGACTACGACTTTCTGCGGTTCGTCTAGTTGTCGCAAATCTTTCAAAACTTCTAAGGTGTCTACCCTTCTAAAACAAGCATGGCTCATGTATTCGTATTTTCCAATCAATTCTTTAACGTTCATCTTCCTGTCCCTCATAATATTTTTCTACCAATTCATTCAACCAACTCCAAGCGTCAGTTTCTTCACTGATTGGCTCAACATCCCTTTCTTGCAACCAAGCGGAGAAATTAACCACGTTATCAATATAGATTGTGAAATAATCACCCCAACTCCACCAAGTTAGGTCAATCTCTGTTTCTGTTCCGTTTTCATCTTCAACTGTGATTGAACCATTTTCAACCCAAGCAGTACCAAAACATAGGTCACAAGTCCCCGTTTGTTCTTCTTGAAAATCTGAGTTGTATTCTGTTACTTTATACTTCATGCTGTCACTTCCTTTAATTCAACCATCGGGTTATTCAGTAGCCAATCGAGATTTTTCGCTTTTATTTCATCGATCGTAAAAGTTTGTTTAAACTCGACCGTGTAACGCGTTTCATCTTCAATCTCTATGATATACGTCCCCCCGTGTTTTCTTTTTGTTCTTCGTTGTAGCAATCAGGCTTCTTAACGTCCGAACTTTCGCCCCGGTCTGATCCGCGATTTCTTGCAAAGTCCCGACTGCTGCTAGCTGGTCTTTTCTGTAATATGCAAAAGTACGGACTTTCATCGGTGAGCCCAGCAATTCAACGTCTGTCACCCCGAAGAAATCGCAAAGAGTTTCAATTCCGAATTGACTCGGCAAGCGATTGCCATTAAACCATGAAACAACTGTATTGTAAGCCCACCCGAGCTGGTCTGCTAAATCTGTTTTTGCAAGCCCTCGTTCATCTGTAAATTTTTTCAGATTTTCCCGTAAGCGTTTCTTCTGCTCATTGTCATATTTCACATATTCCATCTTTGAATCCTTTCCATTCGGAAATGCAGATATTATATTCTTTGCCATTAAATCTGACTAAATGATTAACGGATATTATTTCATTTCTGTTTTCCAATGATTTTATGGCGTTCAAACATTTTTCGCCGATTTCAATCCGCTTTTCATGTTCGCTATCTTTTTGCCCTTCCATTTCTTCCAAAATTTCAAAATAAGTTTTTTCTTTCATGTTTTCGCTCCTTCAGCTTGATTTTCTAACCATTCAAACAAGAGCCCGAATTGCTGCACGACTAGATCATTATCATTGTACTTTTTACAAATTTCAGCAATCGAGCACGCCACCCAATGCCAATACTGGTCAGAACCGAAGCCGGCTAGTTGTGCCATCTGGTTACTTCTAGCCATCCATTCCGGAACTTCCACGCTAAAGAAATGTATATAATTCATCGTTCCATTCCTCCACTCTGACATATATCCCGACGATCTTCGCCCAGAACTTTTCAGAAATTTCACTAGCCACTTGAGCGTCGTCGTTCCAATAGCCGACTTTCGTCATACAATCTTTAAATAATTTTTGTAAATTGTCTGTGTCCGGTTTCGTCGTCTTATATTGTCCGTCGTATGTTCCTTTTATCATCGGGAAGCACCACTTGACGGTCAGACGAACTGCGCCTTGTATTTTATCCGGGGGAACGTGATGCGCTAGCAAGCCTTCAAATTTTGCTCTTGCATTTTGCAATTCCACCGGCTCATAGAATACCGGTTTGCCATTTCGGACGTTTACCTTTTTTTGCTGGTGAGTTGTTGTCGGAATTTTTTCCATCGGTAAAAAGAATTCAATCATATTATTCGTCCTCGTAAAAAACAAATATCAAAACATTTTCACCCAAAGTTTTGATCTCGGTATTAACCCAAACCTTTTTTTCTTTTTCGAGCCATTCCAAAAAAAGATTGACTTCCGTTTCAAATTGTGAGAAGAAACTCACGTTCGACTTAAAAAATTTTACTTTCATATTCCATCCTCATTTTTTCTCATAATCGACGCCGGTCCATTTTCCGGTTGTTGCGTCATAAGTAATATAGCCCGCTGTTTTTAGTTGGTCTTTTACCCAATTCAAGAGAATTGGCTGATTCGCGATCCATTTCAAAACCTCTGAATCTGAATACCAAAAATCTTGACCGGGTAAAGTATGAAATAAAGGGGGCATTTTTTTGCCAATCTCAAGTTTTTTAGATATAACTTTTTTTCTCATTTTTTACCTTTTCTTTTTAGTTTTTTATTTTAGCTTTTCCATACGCGCTTTTGTCAAAGATAAGATAAAGGATAAAGGGGCGGAGCTTGAGCCCCTTTTCCTTTTCTCTTTGACTCCACTTTGGAAAACTTCTCCTTTACCCTGAATAAGGGTATAGCAGTTTTTTTCCGGAAAAATACTAGACTTTTTCCTATTTTTCCAATTTCGGAAAGAAAAGAAAAATACTGGACTTTTTCCAAAACTGGAAAAGAAAAATACTGTATTTTTCCTAAGAATTCTTCTAGTATTTTTCCTATTTTTCCTTTTCTTTTATAGGAAAAACAATGCCTTTTTTAATATCAAAACCGTCATGTTCACGGATGTAATTTTCGACTGATTTTGTCGATTTTAGTCCTAAATATTCTTTTAGTTCATTCACTGTGACTGGTGTTGATCCGTCAAAAAGTGCCGAGTAAGCTGTTTCTAATTTCTCATTTCGTTCTTTCTGATTTTGCTCTTTTGACTTTCTGCCCTCTTGTCCTTTTTGCCACATAGGCTTATCACCGTCTAACTGGATATCTGCAAGAATGCCCGAATCGTCTAAAAAATGCACGGGATAAGAGAACCACATATTCACCGGCTTAAATTTCGCAAATTCTCGAAGCGTACCTTCAACGCGCCACGCTGTCGATATTTCAATCGCTCGACGTGTGTCGTTGATTTTATCAACGTATGGAGCTCGTTCTAGCACGTCTTGAATTCCTTTTTCAAAGTGTGCTCTCATGCTGCTAGCGTTATATAAATCGTCAAGACTAACGTATTGTTGATAATATGTATTATTCTTTTCTTGTAAGGCTTCTTTATAAATTCTGCAAGCTGTATGATTGATCCGTTGCGTGTATAATTCTTCCGTGACTTCTAATTCCACTAAATCAATCAACGCGTCAGGATCTCGGGCAAACACTCCCGAACCACTAGCACGGTCCATTGATTTTTTACCACTCTGCGAACCTTTAGAATGGTGATGGCAATAAATCACCGAGCACCCGAGCTCTGTCGCTACTTTGTCGAATTGATTGGTAAAGTGTGCCATCTGGTCCGCGCTGTTTTCGTCGCCCGTCAAAACTTTATAAATCGGATCGATAATAACCGCGATATAATTCTTTTTAAGTGAGCGACGAATCAATTTTGGCGCTAGCTTATCCATCGGTACTGTCTTACCGCGAAGATTCCAGATATCGATATTTTGTAGGTTGTTCGGTTGAAGCCCCATAGCTTCGTAAACGTCACGGAAGCGGTGCAAGCATGAAGCGCGGTCAAGTTCAAGATTGACATATAAAACTTTTCCTTGTGTACAATTCCAATTCAACCACTTTTGACCTTCAGCGATTGCGATTGACATTTCAATCAAGCTAAACGACTTTCCAGCTTTCGACGGTCCAGCAATCAGCATTTTATGGCCTTGTCTAAGAACGCCTTCAATCAATTCAGGGGCTAGGTCTGGAAGATTGTCCCAGCTATCGCCCAGGCCTTCCGGATCAGGCAAATCGTCGTTCAAGTCCTCGATATACTGATACCATTCTTCCCAATTTCTTTTTCCGATATTGGTATCGACAAGGAATTGTTTCTGACCGTTTCGCTCGAATCCAGGCATACGAGATAATCTCGACGGGTTGCGGTTTTGTGTATCGACTGATATTCCGTTCTTTTGACATATCTTATATAAGTAGTCAACGCGCTTTCTGTATTCGTCATAACTGCCCGCGTCCACTTTTACGATTGCGTGTAAGGACTTATTTCCACTATATACAAGAGCAGCAATAGGAAGCTCAAGTTCTTTATAAATTGCGTTTTGTTTTTCAACGCTCATACTGTCCGATTCAACAAGTGCATATCGGTAGTCTGTCACGTTCTCGTTCTTCGCGCCCTTACCATCAAGTGGATTGAATCGAATCCATGCGCCCGCTTCTTTGTGATAGTCCCCGAGGACTGCCCCGATATCGCCGTTACACTTGCTAAGTGCTTCAATTAACTGTCCGGCTGTCCGGTCATACGCTCCCTTCGTTGGAAGCCATTTTTCAATTTCGCCCGTTTCGTCGTTTACTTTTGGATAGCTTTCCGTGACATAACCGACATTTTCGGACGATTCAAACAAGGCCTCGAGGTATCGGATAATTTCTTGGACTGGATTCCAAATTGTAGGCTCATGAATCTCTTTGCCCTCAATCCAGTTTTTATCAATAACCCGATAATCTCTATCAATGGTATCGTTCCAGTCTAATTCGTGAGCGCCTTCGCTGTCGCTCGAGTACGGGTTCACCCAACCGTGGTCTTTCGCTAGTTGGACGATTGTCCCACCCGTTACAATCGAGCCCGCTTGTTCGTTGAAGGTGTCCCACTTCTTGAAACATTCAAATTTACGATACCGGCTATCATTTTGCGACCATTGATCCCAATCCGACGCGGTATATCCTTCATGTTTTAGAGCCATCCCGACGTTTATCCATTCTTGATAGGATAAAACGGCCGGGTTGATATGCTCTAATAATGGCAATAAGTCAAATTCTCTTTCGTTGTTCATTTTACCCTTTCTTTTTTCATAACCTTTCTGCTATTGCAGCAATAACATTGACTGTCACGCTATTCCCAGCTTGTTTGTATAGTTGACTGTTTGAGTTGACCTCTTGCGCCTTATCAAAAGCCCAGTCTGGAAAACCTTGCAATCTCCAACATTCACGGGGTGTTAGTTTTCTAATTCTGAAATCAGGCTCAACCACTCCTTGACTTTCGCCAGTCAATAAAGTATTTGCTATCTGCTTACCAACTCTACCTCGCCTTGTTTTAGAGTTTGGATGAGATAGGTTTACGCTATCGCCAATTTCTGCTTCAGCATATCCTTGCTTGGTTGCTTCTTTAACTCTGATTTTAGGTTCAAGACCACCTCCACCATAACAGCGGATTGTAAGAGCAATCCCATCCGTTTCGTAAACTACCCCACTTTGATTAAAGTTTGGCTGGATTGTTCCATATTTTTTTATTTCGTTTCCAACGACCACTCCGTGTCTGTCTTGTGCCGTTAGCGTAAACATAGGCTCGCCATCTGTTTTGAACCGTCTACCATTTTGTTTTTTATTTAGTCTGTCAGGTGTCAGCACGGGGATAGCGACTTGTTTAGGTTCTTTGTAATCTGTTGCGGTCAAAGTTCCGACAATGCCGTTTGCACTATGCACGATTGACCTTGTTCCTTGCCGTGTTCCATTCGGATTTTTAGTGTTGCCAACGATTTCTATTTTTGACTGTTGATTATCAGATTTTGCATTTTCTCTGATGATAGGAAAAACTCTTCTGGTACGTTCTCCTCTAAAATGTCCGATAATGAACACTCGCTCCCGATTTTGAGGGACGGAGAAATTTTTGCTGTTAAGCACTTGCCACTCAGTGTCGTACCCCAATCCATCAAGCGCTCCGAGGATTGTTTTAAAGGTGTTTCCTCTGTCGTGGTTAAGGAGTCCTTTAACGTTTTCAAGAAAAAGATACTTGGGTTTAAGAATATCGGCAAATCGTGCAATTTCAAAGAAGAGAGTTCCTCTAGTGTCTTCAAATCCTCTTCTTGATCCAGCAATGCTAAAAGATTGACACGGGAAGCCCCCGCAAATAACGTCAACGTGTCCAATATTTTTGATTTCTTCGTCTGTGACTGTTGTAATATCATGTAATTCTATTTCTCCCTCTGTGTTGTGGATTGCTTTATAGCTTGCTCTTGCGAATTTGTCAATCTCACAAAATCCAATACATTCATGGCCGGCGCTTTCCATCCCAAAACGAAAACCACCAATTCCCGCAAATAAATCTAAAAATTTCATTCTTCCCTTTCTTAACTTGGTGTATATTCCCTTGCAACGACGCCTTTCGGTAATCTCCATCCGTTCGCTGCGATTCTATCAATCATATTTCGAGCACTTTCAAACGACCACATACCGACATTTTTAAATCCTCGACTTTCAAGGAAGCGAATCTGTTTCGGCGTAGTCAACCCCTCACTTTGACGTTTATTCAAACGGTCAAGTAATAAGTTAGCTTTCCCGGCGTTCCCGACTTCTTCGGTATAGATTCCGTATTTCTCGAGTGCTCGGAGTTGTTTTTCTGAAGGCGGGGACATTTCCCACCCAAAACTAGGGACATAGCTCGATAGGTCTTCAGCGTGAATTGACATTTCAAATTGAAGCGGATCAACCAGTTTACGCTTGCGTTTTCTCATTTCAGCAAGTTGTTTCGCAAGTGCTTCTTCACGTTCCACAATCACGTCTTCCGCGCTCTTAACTTCCATCTGCTCAAGGTCAATCACGACTCCCGTTTCTTCTTCCATGTTTTCGACCATTTTTTTAGTCACTTCAGGGCTTTCGCAAATTAAATGAGCCGGGCGACAAAGTTCGTGCCGTTCTGTGTGCCATAAAAAATCTAGCAATAGAAGCTCGTCTTTTCCGGGAAATAGACGCGTTCCACGTCCAACCATCTGCGAATAGAGCGCCCGAACTTTCGTCGGTCTTAATACCACCACGCAATCGACTGAAGGGCAATCCCAGCCCTCCGTTAATAGCATAGAGTTACAAAGAACGTTATATCGTCCCTTTTCAAAGTCTTCGAGCACTTCCGCCCGGTCTTTCGATTCGCCGTTGACTTCAGCCGCCTTGAATCCTCTCTCGTTTAAGATATCGCGGAATTTTTGGCTAGTCTTTACAAGTGGAAGAAATACGACTGTTTTCCTATCCTTGCAATATTCAGCCATTTCATCCGCAATCTGTACTAGATATGGATCAAGTGCCGTTCCGACGTCGCTCGCTTTAAAGTCACCAGCAGACATTGAAACGCTCGATAAGTCAAGGTCAATCGGAATTGTTAAGGCTTTAATCTTGGATAGATACCCGTCTTTAATTGCTTGTACTAATGAGTATTCATAAGCTAGACTGTCAAAGTATGAACCGAGGTTCTTCATATCCCCCCGGTCCGGTGTAGCCGTCACCCCCAAAACTTCCGAGTCTTTAAAATGGCTTAAAACTTTCTGATATCCGTCTGAAATAGCGTGGTGTGCTTCATCGATCACAATCGTATCGAACCAGTCAGGCGGGAATTGATTCAATCGTTTTTCCCGTTGCATCGTCTGAACCGAACCGACAACGACTCGATACCATGAACCAATCGAGGTATTCTCTGCTTTTTCTAGTGCCGTACCGAGTCCCGTCGCGGTCTTTAACTTATCGCTTGCTTGGTCTAACAATTCGGAACGGTGAGCAAGGACAAGGACGCGTTTTCCTTCTCTGACTTGATCTTCAATAATTTTTGAAAAGACGACCGTCTTCCCCGTTCCAGTCGGAAGGACTAGAAGGGTTCGTTTTCGCCCTTCCGTCCATTCCTTCTGAACAGCTTCCCGCGCCTCTTGTTGATAAGGCCGTAATTCCATTTATACCCCCTTAAAACTGTCCGGGATTGAATCCTTGCGCTGGTTGTTGGAATCCTTGTTGCGGTTGTTGATATCCAGCCATTGCTTGTCCCGGTTGTGCGTTCAATACTTTTGTATAGTCCACGTCTTCCGCGTAAATCATGCTTTTAACTTCATTGTATTTATTGTTGTTATATTCACGGGTTCCCACCTTACATACTCCGACTTTTCCGATGATCGCGTTCCAGTCCATGCGAAGCGGTTCACCTTTTCGTTTTTGTCCGATTGAACCAAAGAATGCAGATAACATTCCCTCGGTTGAGCTATGCAAGAATAGATTGTGCGTGAGTTCTTTTTCGCCCTCGTTCGCTTCAACTAAAATGTGAATCGTTGCCTTGTTGCACGCTGGTAACTTGCCCGGGTTTTGCGGGTTCGGTGTGTGACGTCCACGGTCATAGCTCTTGACTGTGAAATAGTACAATCCTTCTGGTAATAGGACGAATTCCGAATCCTTTTGGATAGTGTCGTTCCAGTCGTATTCACGGTCAAAATTGTTAGTATTGTTGAATTGTTGTTGTGTCATTTTGTTTTTCTCCTTTTGTTTCAAAAAATTATAAGTTGTTAGTGTTAAATGGCATTTCAGGGGTTGCGCGGACTTGGTTTTGAATAACCTCAAGTGTAGCGTCCCAATTCGCCACAATCATATCCCAATAATTGCTCGGGAAGTTTTCAATCGGCGTTCCCATCGGGAAATGTCCGCGGATATAAGCGACGTCTTGCAATTCACTTTCTGTCACGTTATGCGGTGTCATTAAGTCGATAAGGGCTTGTGGTAATAAGCCGGTTGTTTGCGGTTGCTCTTGCACTTGTGCTTGTTTAGTAAGTTCGCGCTCTTGTTTGATATCGTCTGCGATTGCGTTTAATGTTTCCGCAATTTCAGGTTGTTGCGTTTCCGCTTGTACCGTTTCAGGTTGTGGTTGTGGTGTCACTTGTTGCGTTGAGAAGATATGAGCGATACTTCCAAAATCAAACGGTAATTGGTCCGGTAAGCCGTGACGGTTTTTTGCATCCCAAGCCGGTCGATGATTGGTATAAATAACACGCTCTCCGCCTTGCGCTTTCTTCTTGCCGTCGTCAGTCGTCATGATAAACGTCTTATAATTTGCGAATAGGACCATATCCGCCCATTCTTTGACAAGCGGGGCAGTTTTCGAGCTTGTTTTCTGTCCGAGCTTTAATTCGTATCGGTCATACGACCCCATTTCGTCCGGTTGCTCAAACTTTTTAATTTGAGCGTGAGCGGTTAAGACAACGTTGATTCCAATATCCACAAGCTCTGACAAGCTATTCAATAAGCGCCCGATTTCTTCTTGGACGTATGTATAACCCTTACCCCACCCAAAATCTTCGATTCCGTTCTTTTGGTGCTGTGAGCAAACATAAGATACAGCTAACTGCTCCGCCCAATCAATCGTGTCAATGACTAGCGTTTTGCAAGCGTCTGAATTTGCTTTAATGAATGCAATCTCATTCTTTAGCATGGCCCAACTTGTAGGCTTGTCTAACCGGGCCACGTCCATATTGTCCGTTGATCCCTCGGTATCAATGAATACCGGATCCGGAAATTGTGCTGCAAAAGTTGACTTCCCGATTCCTTCCGGACCATAGATAACGACTTTTTGAGCCCGTGCCTTCCTTCCTCTTGTAATTTGCATTTTTTAGTCCTCCTTGTCGTCGTCTAGCAATCCTTTTAGAAGCTCTTCGATATATTTTCGTTTCGCGTCTTCAATATCTTCAGTTATTTCTTCCGGCTCTTTACCATCAAGTGTTTTTAGTGTGTATTCTGCTTCGACGACTAAAATTTCACAATCGAGCGCGTTTGCTAATTTTTCAAAGTCTTCTTTTTGTTCTTCGATTGCCTTGAGTTCATTTTTTGCAGCGCGTTTAAGATCATCTGTATATTCAACAGAATAAGCAAATGTTCCTTTTTTGCTTTTATAGTTGTTTACAAAAGTTCCTGTTTTTTTATTTCTTAATACTGCGAATTTGTCTGTGTATTTCATGTTGTTTCCTTCTTTCTTCGTGTGTTATTTGCTTGAGTCTTAGCGTCCACCCATCGACAATTCGAGGGCTCATAGTTTCCGTCAACGTCGATTCTATCTATCGTGCATTTTCCACGTTTTGCTTTCGAGTTGTATCCGTGAGTTAAAGCCCATTTTCTAAAATTTAGATAATCTTGCCACTCGTCACAAACTCTTATCCCTCGTCCGCCGTAATGTTTATATCTGTTATTTGTTTTTAGATAACAACGCTGACGCATACCCATCCAGACTCTATATAATCTTTCGTTGGTATAGCCGTGTGTTTTGTTTGGAATATGTTTTTTGGCCCATTCTATTTGTAAGCACCCACAACTTTTTGTTAAACCGGCGCGCAATGATGAGCCTCTAGTTTCTATCATCTTTCCACAATCACAACGGCAAAGCCACATCGCTTCTTTTTGGTAATTGTGTTTTATTCGTTTAATAACGGTCAATCTATCGTATTTTTGGTTCGTTAGATCAATAAATTGTCCCAATTAAAAGCCTCCTTCCCAACCTTGTTTTTTTACTTCTTTATGGTTCGGGTTTACCTCTGAGTATCCATCGGTAATGATAACTGAACATTCCTCGCCCGTTGAAACTCTTGTCGCGATAGCTTGCAATCCTTCTTTTTCAAGCCATGCTCCGAATTCCGTGAGTGTGATCTGGTCCATCTGCTCGAGCTTGTCAATGAGGACGAACCCACAATCAGGCTTCAATTTACGAACGATAGCCGTTGCGACTTGTAATTGTTGTGAACCGCTCATATTGTCCCAGCGTTGACCGAGATATAAGAGTTCGCCATCGTCCACCGATAAGCCCGGAAGTGGTAAGTCTGCGTTCGTGAGTAAGTCTGTTTTTTGTTTGCGGATTCCTTCGATGATAAGGTCTAATTCTCGGTATTGTTCACGATATACTTTCGCGTCTTCTTCTGCCTTATCTTTGTCGAAATTCGCCCGAACTTTCAAATTAATTTGTTCGATATTCGCGATACTGTCTTCAATTTCTTGTGTGGATTCGTCCACTAAAACGGAAACGTCTTTTCGTGCAATATCAAGGTCTTGCGCTAGTGCTTGCTCTTTCTCTCTAGCTTCTTCAAGCTCTTTTTCCAATCGTTTTACGTTTGCAAGAGTAAAGTTATAATCGTTTTCGATAACGTCTAAATTTTGACGTTTACGAGCATTTTCGCCATTTTTTGCAAGAATTTCTTGTTGTTGCTGAATCAATTCCGCAATCGAAACAAGTTCTTTCGGCGCGTCTGGATAATATGGTTGTTCTTTCGCAAACTTTTCTTTTTGGTCTGCAATCACTCCGATAGCATGACGCTCTTGATATTTTGCTTTTTCTTCCATTTCAAGCTGAACTAATTGATCGCCTACCCCGATAATTTGTAATAACGTTGTAGCCTTCTCCTTGTCGTTCATTTCCATAAACTTAGGAAGGTCAAGCGCTAGTTCTTCCACGAAACTATCAAGCAATTTCTGACCGGCCTTGTTTCCGCTTGGATCAATCACTTTTAAATCGCTATTTTTGCCCTTGCGTTCAACAATAAGGCCATTCGATAACGTGATTTTTAGGCTTGGCGGAAGTGTCGAGCCTTCGCGTTGTGGTTGTGATGGCTTGTACTTGTTGCCACCCAACGCCCACGCTATCGCGTCTAATACGCTTGTTTTTCCTTGATTATTGTTACCACCAACAATCGTCAAGCCTTTTGCTGAAGGTTCAATTTTAACAGCTTTTACGCGCTTGACGTTTTCGATTTCAAGTTTATTGATTGTTACCATTTTCTACCCTTTCTACTCCAACCCGATAGGAGGTTCGACGTCATAAGTGAATTGTTTGTCAGAATTTTTTAGGTTCATTCGTGCGATCGTGTAAAAGTCCGTTGTAACTTCTTCTGTCGCTTCAACTTCTTTACTTTCATGCTTCATTGTAAAGAACATAAGAACGAATATTCCCAAAAGCATGATTGCAACTCCGAATAATTGCTCTGTGATGTTTGGTTCTGTCATTGTTTATACCTCCAATAATTTTTCAAGGTCTGCGATTCGCTGATAAAGTTCTTGCTTTTCCATTTCGGATTCGATAAGTTGTTGGTTAAGGTCTAACGCTACCAACCGCCAATCGACGTTTTTTTCTTCATAACTTTGTGGTGCGAAAAAATATTTTGCTAGTTTATCTAATAGCTTCATGTTAAAACTCCTATTTCATAAGTTGCTGTTGAAATCTTAATACGTCATCCAAGTCGTATAAGTATTTACCGCCTTTTGCATTTTGCTGATAGCTGAATTTCCCTTGATCTCTAAAATCTTCAATTCTTTTTCTTCCCCATCCTGTAGCTTCCATAACTTCTTTGATAGGAACCATATTGAATTGTTTTGAAATTCTTCTATTTGCTTCTTTTATGGCTTCGATATTAAGTTTCACTAAGTCTTCAAAAAGTTCTTCTTTCCATTCGTTCCCAAAGAGTTCTATTGCCACTAGTATTTCCTCCTTTTCTGTGATATACTTTAAGTGAATATTTTTGCGAGCGCCTGACTTCTTGCCAGGTGCTTTTTTGTTCACGTTTCATGAACTTTGTATTTAAAAAAATAAGCGGGTATATCTTTTGGGTTCAATCCTAAGATATCAACTGCTTTTGCAATTTCGCCATCTTTCCAAGATACTTTATTATTCAACTTCAACGAGATACTACGTTCAGAAACTCCCATAGCGTTTGCGAACTCTGCTTGTGTCCCAAACTTCTCTGTGATTTTTCCTAGCAATTTTGAATAATCATTACTCATTTCTTTCCTCCTTTCTAGTGTTCATGTACCATGAACTTCGATGTGGTTTAAGTATATCATGCTCCATGAACTTTGTCAACAATTTTTTTCATTTTTTTTGAACTTTTTTTCGTGTTGTGTTATAATGTAGTAGAAATAAGGAGATGAACGCAATGAGAAAATATGAAACCTCTGATAGGCTACGCGAATTAATGGCCGAAAAAAATTGGAAACAAGTTGATATCATCAATAATTCAAAACAATTTCAAGAAAAGTTAGGTGTAAAACTTGGAAAAAGCGCCCTTTCTCAATATGTGAACGGAGTGCAAGCACCTGACCAAAAGAAGTTGGCTTTATTGGCATTAACATTTGATGTCTCTGAAGCGTGGTTGATGGGTTATGATGTTCCTCGTGAACGTGATATAAAAACTGAACCCGAATACACTTCATCCGATCTACGAAAAATGGCTGAAAATGCTAAAACATTTGACGGTAAACCGTTAAATGAAGATGATATTGAAGCCATTCAAAATATTATAGAAATTTACTTGAAAGGTAGATAATTTATGACTATTGATGAGTTAGCAGACTCTCACGGTGTCACTCTCGCATACTTTGATAATGAACTATGGCATAGGCCGGGGGTTTATATCGAAGAAATCAATATTATCTTTATTAACCGTGAGCTTTCAGAAGACGCAAAGAAACGAGTTGTGTATCACGAATTGGGACATTTAAGCCATTCCGCTAGTCTTTACAAAAACAATTATATAAGGTGTGAAAATGAAGCTAATCGGCAAATGATCCACAAGTTATTAGAAGAAGAACTTGCACTATCGGACGACCATCAATCATTCAATTATATTGATTTTATGCAAAAGCATGAACTAAAAACCGTAACGGATGAATTGATGGTTATCGACGAATATTATGAATTGATAGGATAGAAAAAATGGACTTTAATAAATTAAAAGAATTAACAAAAAAAGCAATCGATAAAACAGCAGAAGGCCTTAATAATGCTAATGATATGAGAAAAAAAGCAGCGCTAGAAATGAAAATAACCTTGCCAGCAAGCAATCAGTTTTCTAAACCTACTACTATTAAAAAAACAGTTGACGGCCAATATTATATCGGTTTATATTCAGAAACTCCCGTTCTTTACGAATTTGAAAACTTTAATTTTTCCGGCTCTAAAATTATAGAACGTACAACGACTACGGGGAAAACAACACAAAAAGGCAAGAAAGCTAGTGCACTTACTGGTGCTGCAATAGGTACTGCCATAGTTCCCGGACTTGGGACAATCGTCGGAGGGATGGTAGGCGCTTCAGGAAAGAAAAAAGGTACTATCAATTCTACGTCTGTTACTACACAAGAAGAAAAACCGGGCGCTGCTTCTATTTCTCTTAGAAATGTAAATACTGGTGAAATAAAAACTATTTCAACTAAATTGACTCAAGCGCAAGCGAATAACGTGGAAAGATTTTTTCAATAAACAAAAAAATCCCCCGCTCTGAAAAATTGACGACGAGGTAATAATCAAATGGAAATAAAATCTTACAAAAAGAAAAACGGTGATACCGCTTATATGTTCCGAGCCTATATAGGTAAGGTAGATGGTTCTAGCCGTTACATTACACGTCGAGGATTTGAAACTAAAGCGAAAGCAAGGGCGGCATTACTTCAACTTCAAAATGATATCGAAAACGAAGAACAAACAAAAAAAGAGATAACTGTCGAAGAAATTTCGGAGAAATGGCTTGAAGAATACGCTGATACCGTACAAGATAGCACCTATATAAAGACTTCTAGGAACTTCAAAAACCACATATACCCCGCTTTTGGAAGTAGAAATATTGCTACGATAACAGCTATTCAAATGCAAGAGCAAGTCAATGAGTGGTCTAAAAAATTAGTCTATGGACGTAAACTGAAAGGTTTAATGAATAACATATTCAAATACGCGATCAGACATGGTTATATTGAAACGAATCCAGTCGATAGTGTAGTGACGACTGTTAGAAAGAAAGTTGATAGTAAGAGCGACTTTTATAACAAGGATGAATTAAAAAAATTCATGAAACTAGTTACTAAGACTAAGGATTTAGAAAAGTTAGTTCTCTTTCGTCTTCTAGCCTTTACTGGAGCGCGAAAAGGGGAGATTTTAGCCCTTGAATGGAAAGATTGGAACGATAACACCCTGGATATAAACAAGGCTATCACAAGGGGGTTTGCGGGCGAAGAAATAGGCGCTACTAAAACAGTAAGCAGCAATCGATTGATTAGTTTAGATCAGACTACCCAAAATATCTTAAAAAAATGGAGAAAGAAAAATCCAAATACAAGATACATTTTTGAGAATGAATTCAAAAAACCAATTCCAAGCACTTTACCACGAAAGTGGTTACTTGGGATTTTAAAAGATAGCAAGCTAAGACCGATTAAAATTCACGGCTTCAGACATACTCACGCAAGTCTTTGCTTTGAAGCTGGAATGACTTTAAAACAAGTTCAATATCGACTCGGACATTCTGATTTAAAAACAACAATGAATGTATATACCCATATTACAACACAAGCAAAGGACGACATCGGTGAACGCTTTGCGAAATATATAGATTTTTAAGGAGGCTTGCCTCCTTTTTGTGACTCCTTTTGTAACTCCCTTTTTTAAAAAGGAATACCAAGGAATACCAAATAAAAAAATAAAAAACGCTGTAATTACAACGTTTTAGAAAGGAATGCAAAAGAATGCAAAAGAATAATGGAGCCGGTGGGAGTCGAACCCACGTCCAAACACCTGCTAACATATTTGTCTACAACCATAGGTTATGTATTGTTTTAACAGCTCCTCGACACATAACTCAAGCCTAGGAACTGCGAGTCTATCAATCTCTTATCAAACTGCTAGACAAAGTTTGATCGTATCTCGCTAAAATTAAGACCTGTCATCAGACACGAGCAATCCGAATCGGGTCACGCCTGCTGGTTTTTAGGCAGCTAGAGCGTAAGAAGTGT